GGTGGCGGCGATCATGGCCCTGGGGCGCGCAGTGGTGGCCCAGGACTCGAACCGCTCGGTCTACGAGGATCGGGACATGGAGATCCTTGGTGGCTAAGGCGTCATGGCTCGACAGGGTACTGAGTGCCCGGCTCAAGAGGCTGTTCGCGCGGGATCCCGAGTTCACGGGCAATCTGGAGAACCCCAACAGTCCGCTGACGCCGTCCCTCGTGTGGGGAGGGTCAGGGGGCGGTGTCAGCTCCCGTACCGCGATGCAGGTCTCCGCGGTGAGCGCATGCGTGCGCGTCCTCTCGGAGAGCGTCGCTTCACTCTCCTGGCTCGTCTATCGGCGCCGGGAGGACGGCGGGAAGGACCGGGCCAAGGACCACTCCGTTTACTCCCTGCTGCACACCAGGCCCAATCCCTACATGTCGAGCTTCCAGTTTCGGGAGCGTCTCATGAGGGACGTGCTGCTCGAGGGGAACCACTATAGCGAAATCCAGTTCACGAGGTCCGGGGAAATCGGCGCTCTCTGGCCCCTGGTGGCGCGGAACACCGAACTGGTGATGGACTCTACTCCCCACTACGTGACGACCACCAAGGACCGCGGCCGGGTGCCGCTGCCGTACGAGGTCGTCTTCCACGTGCCCGGCCTCGGCGATGGATATGTAGGGGAGAGCGTGATCAAGCACGGTGCGCGCGTCATCTCGCTCGCGTCCGCCCAGGATGACTTCACTGAGGAGTTCTTCGACAACGGCTCGACGCTCAGCGGCGTGCTCGAGTCGAAGAAGGGACTCTCCCCGGCAGCTCGGACCAGGTTGCAGGCAGGGTGGGCCGAGAGCAACGTGGGGCGCGGACAACGCCACAAGACGCCGGTGCTCGAGGACGAGGTCACGTGGAAGTCCACGGGGGTTACCCCCGAGGACGCCCAGATCCTCCAGGAGAGACGGTTCTCGACGGAAGAAATCGCCAGGTTGTTCCGTGTCCCGCTCCACATGATCGGCAACCTGGAGCGCGCGACCTTCAGCAACATCGAGCACCTGGCCATCGAGTTCGTGGTCCATTCGCTCCGGCCGTGGCTGGTCAGGATAGAGCAGGTTGCGAACTACAAGCTGTTTCTCCCGTTCGAGTGGGAGGAGCTGTTCAGCGAGTTCCTGATCGACAGCCTTCTCCGCGGCGACATCGTAGCGCGGAATCAGGCTCTTCACCTCCAGCGGCAGGACGGGATCATCAACGCGGACGAGTGGCGGGAGATTGAGAACAGGAACCCCCAGCCCGACGGCCAGGGGAAGCAGTACCTGGTCAACTCCACGATGGGTGTCCCGGGCGCCCCGGCGAAGGCTACAGAGTCGACCCGGAAGACGGAGCAGGCCGACACTGCGCCGACCGGCGGGGATGCCGACCTCAAGGGGCAGTTCGACGCCTACGGCATCGCGGTCAGGTCAGGGTCGATCACACCGCAGCCTGAGGACGAGGTCTACTTCCGCCAGAGAGCGGAGCTACCGCCCATGAGCTCGGCCGTCCTGGAGGCGTGGAAGGCAGACGCGGGAGTAAGGCGTCCAGTCACCCTGGTGCAGAAGAGCAACACCGAACCTCCGGCGCCGCCGGCGGACAAGGAAGGAGCGGAGTAGTGAAACGATCCAGGATCCATATGCAGGTCAACGAAGCTGGAGAGGCAGAGCTCACGATTTTCGGTCCCATCAGCGGCCAAGTGTGGTTCGGCGACGAGGTCTCCCTGGCGGCGGTCAAGGAGGCCCTCGACCAGGTGCGGAGTGCCCCCAAGATCCGCGTTTTGCTCAACAGTCCAGGAGGCGAGGCCACCGAGGGCGTAGCGATCTACAACCTGCTCGGGCAGGTGCGAGACCGTCTGACAGTCGAGGTCATGGGGATCGCTGCCTCCGCGGCCTCCGTGATCGCGCTCGCCGGCAAGGAGCTCATCATGGGCGAGGGCTCCTATCTGATGATCCATGAGCCCTGGGGCATCACGGTCGGTCCGGCGGATGAGCACACCAAGACGGCCGAGGTGCTCCAGAAGATGGCCGGCAACTTCGCCGACATCTATACCGGCCATTCGGGTCTCTCCCGTGAGGATGCACTCGCGGCAATGAAGGCGGAGACCTGGTACACGGCCGCGGAGGCCGTGGAAGCGGGGTTCGCCGATGAGGTCGCCGGCGGTGCGGCCGCTGCTGCGCTCGGCTTCGACCTCGGCAGATACGGCTACAAGCGGACGCCGGACGGTGTCCTGGCACGTTCGCAGCAGGAACAGAAGCCGCCGCAGTCCATTCGCGAGTTCGAGGACCTCTTGCGGGATGCAGGAGGGTTCAGTCGGAACGAATCGAAACGGATTGCGGCCAAGGGATTCCCCAAACCGCGGGAGGCGGAAGAGGGGGACGCGGGAGGCGTCGCACGGATCCCGGCCTCGGTCCTGCAGGAGGAGCTGCGCAAGGTGCAGCTCAACAATTGACCCACGGAGGAAACATGGACCCGGAAACGATCACCGCGAAGGTGAGCATCACCGATCTCAACGTGCTCCTGAGGGAGCGCAAGGCGCTCTACCAGAAGGCTCTGGCCTTCCAGGATGAGCATAAGGCCGAGGACGGGAGCCTCTCGGCCGAGGACCACGGCACGTTCCAGAAGATGCTGGATGACGTGAACCGCATGAGCGACCGCGCGGACGAGATGCGGTCGCAGCTCCAGGTCCAGGACGCGATGGCCGAGCGGACGCTGCGCGACCAGGAGGTCGACAAGGACACCCCTGCGGCCAAGTACAAGGCGGCCTGGCTTCGGTACATCCGGAACGGCGCCGCGGAGCTCGACGCCGACGACCGGAAGATCCTGTCGACCCGATCGGCCGACATCAAGGCGGCCCTCGGCGTGGGCTCCGGTGCCGTGGGCGCCTACACGGTGCCCGAGGATTTCTACGGCCGGGTCGTCGAGGTCATGAAGGCCTACGGCGGAATGCGCAGGGCCGGCGTCGAGCTCATCACCACCCGGAGCGGCGCAGATCTGCCCATCCCCACCGGCGACGACACGGCCAACGTGGGTGAGATCGTCGCGGAGAACGTAGCCACCGGAGCGGCGTCGGATCCGACGTTCGGCCAGGTGATCCTGAAGGCCTACACCTACAGCTCCAAGATCGTGAAGGTTCACGCCTCGCTGCTCCAGGATGAGGACGTGGGCCTCGAGGTGCTGCTCGCGAGGTGGCTCGGAATCCGGATCGCCAGGATCCAGAACACCCACTTCACCACCGGAGACGACAACGGCAAGCCCGATGGTGTCACGGTCTCGGCTCAGGACTCGACCGTGCAGTTCGCCGCCGCGGCCGCACCCACGTACGACGAGCTCGTGGACCTGCAGCACTCGGTGGACCCGGCGTACCGGGAGCAGGGCCGGTTCATGATGCACGATACGGGGCTGGCGGCCATGAAGAAGATCAAGAACGCGACCACGGGTGAACCACTGTGGCTCCCCGCCGTCTCGGCCCGCGAGCCAGACACGATCCTGGGGAGCCAGTACACGGTCAACCAGAGCATGGCTTCGTTCACGGACGCCGCGGCGAAGGTCGTGCTCTTCGGTGACTTCTCGCAGTACTTCGTCCGGGACGTCACGGGCGGTGCGATGGCACGCCTGGTCGAGAGGTACGCCGAGTACTTCCAGATCGGCTTCATGCTGTTCGTCCGCGCGGACGGCGGCCTGATCACCCCCTCGGCCATCAAGTACGCCCTGAGCAAGGCGTAACAGTAGCTGAGGACTGCCGGCGGGGAGATCGTTCTCCCCGCCCATCCGCTGAAGGAGGGAAACGATGCAGGGAGAACTGATTCGCGAGCGGGCCAAGCTGATCGTCGGCCTGCCCCCGCAGAGCCTCGTGACGACCAACAAGACGAGCAGGTATTACCCCATGAAGGGGTACGACAAGGTCGTGTTCCTGATCGCGTGCGGAGCGATCGCCTACGCCGACCCGGGGACACCCAACACCGTGGTCGCTCAGGTGATGCGGGCCAAGAGCGCCGCTGCGGGCAGTGCCGAGGCGCTGACGGGCTTTGCGGCCACGATCACCGGGCAGATCGATGCCATCAAGGGGTCGGTGCTCGTGGACACGGTCACCAACGACGTGACGATCACCATCAACGGAGTCGTCTACACGAAGAAGGCGGCCACCAATGCGGCAGCCGCGGAGTTCGCCGATGCGGCGGGGCTGGTCCTCTGCGTCAACCACGCGACCGAGGGCGTGCCGGGGGTGCTCGCGGCCGCGGTGGGGACGACGGTCTACCTGACCTCCATCGTGCCCGACGACACCAAGATCGACATGGTCGGGTACGAGGCCGCAAAGCTCGTGCCTGCCACCGAGGAGGGCCTGGCCCTGATCGAGGTGGATGAGCTGAACCTGGGCGACACCTGGACCCACATGGCCATCAAGCTGACCACCGTCGGAACGATCGTCGCCAGCGCGTCGATGCTGTTCGCCGATGCGAGGCGGGGACCCGTGTCCCAGTTTCTCACGGCGCAGTACCCGGCGTAAGGCCGAGGAGGGAGTACTGTGCCGGTCGGCGGGTGTTTGCAGATCCAGTACACCGGGGCCCAGGCGAGCTGTCTCCTGATTGGGGACGCCACGGCGAAGACGCTGACGGCCCAGATCGGTGCCGCCGGCGCGGAGGCGGTGGACGCGGCCTTCGGGACCGCCGGCGTGCTAGATCTGACCGCCGGCACGGTGGACACCCTCGAGGAGCTCAAGTCGATCATCGATGCCTATGGGACCTACAGCGCGACGATCCTCTACGGGGACGACATCCCCACCGAGTCGATCCTGGACCAGACCGTCCAGGCCAAGGGTGGTCCGAGCTACGTGCTGTTCACCATCACTTCGGTCCTCAGCGCCACAGCACTCACCACCTGGTCACGTGTCCGGGAGGCGCAGACGCACCTGAAGGACGCGGATCAGATCTTCGTGGAGCGTCTGATCAACTCCGTCACGGAGACGGCGGAGGCGATCGCGGAGAGGCCCCTGAAGGCGCGAGCCCTCAGCGAGGACCTCGACGGATCCGGACGGGAGAAACTGCGCCTACCGGTGTACCCGATCATCAGCGTGACCGCGGTGTACGTCGACAGTTCCCGGGTCTTCGGTGCCAACACCGAGGTCGAGGAGGACGAGGCCTTCGTTGTTTACGGCGCAGAGGGGATGCTTTCGTGGCTGGGCGGCGCCTGGCCCGTGGGGCGGAAGAACGTGCGGGTGCTCTGGAACGGTGGACTCAGCCCCGTCGCTGATCGCCTGCAGTTCGCAGCGATCGAGGTGGTGGCCTGGAATCTGCAGAGGTTCCGCGGCGCCGGCGGCATCGGGCTGAAGTCGGCCAAGGTGGACGAGTGGGACTACTCGTATGAGCTGGACATTCCCCTGAGCGCGAGGCGCGTCTTCGAAAGTTTCCGGAGCGGCGTATGATCCGGATGAGCCTCCGCCGTGTCAACAAGGGCGCCCTCGGGAAGTTCGCGGACAAGCATCCCCGGCAGGCGAACTACATCGTCAGCGTCATCGCGGATCGCCTGGCCGAGTTCATCCGCATCACTAGGCTTTCCGGTCAGGTCCTCCGAGAGCGGTCGTTCGCCGAGCGTGCTCAGAGGACGCGGCCAGGACGACCGGTGCGCACCCGATCGACCAAGGAGTCGACCCGCTTCTTCAAGATGGGCAGAGGGCACACACGCGGCGCCGGCAGTGCGCGGAACAAGATCCAGTTCGGCGTGCGCCCGGGAAGCGGGATCCGCGGCCGACTCAACTACCTGATGCGATTCGAGCGCGGAGATCCTCCGGGGCCCTTCATGGAGCCCGCGTTCAAGGACTTTCGCCGGCGGGGCATCCCCAAGCAGATCGCCACCGGGCTGATGGACCGGTTCATCCGCGCGGAGAACAGGAGGTCGAGTGGCCAAGCTACGGACGCATAACGCGCTTCTCGCCATCCGGACCTACCTGATGGCGCAGATCCCGGTCGAGATGACCGCGATCGGGCTCACGAGCCGGATTCAGGACTGGCTGCTTGGCCGAAACGATCCGGACCGTCTCTACAACTACGACGCCTGCTTGATCGCCACGATCCCGGAGCGCGTGGCTCCGCTCACCCCTGAGCAGACGATCAGATCCCTCGCGGACGTCGCCTTCGTAGTCCGCGGATCCACGGAGGAGGAGGTGATGCAGCGTCAGATCGGGTACGGAGACGCGACCATCAACATGGTTCAGGCGGACCGCACCCTCGGGGGCGCGGTGTTCGAGTGCACGGCGTGGAATCCAGAGATCGAGATGCCGGCGCCGGGCGCGAAGCAAACGGGAATCACAGTCGTGAGACTGCAGATCGAATTG